TCACCATTCGTGCATTGAGGCCACCACCCGCCCAATGCTGGTAAGTTCACCTGAGGCCAATTCTACCTGAATAGGTGAGTATTCAGGGTTGTGGCTACACAGGTTCACCTGCCGTTGCGGCAATATTTGGAGCCGCTTAATAAGCAGGTCATCCCCGAGGCGGAACACATAGGTGACGCCATCTTTCATCTCTGTAGCCGTTGTGTCGATGACTGCAAGGTCACCGTTTGATAGTTTGGGTTCCATGCTGTCGCCAGCCACTCGAACAACTGCCAGATTGTCGGGATTTAGGTTGCGGCGCGTAAGCCAGCGCCGACTAAATGCATAGTGCCCAACCACGTTTTCATCTGTGGCTTGCCGTCCGTTTCCCGCTGAGACTGATATGTCATACCGCCGGACGTGCACAAAATCGCTTTCAGGATCAGCTTCCGGGGGCAAATTTTGCCACCCACACGAGGCTGGCAAACTTTGCCGCTTAGCTTCAAGGCCGAGCAAAGCATTTAAATCAACATCAAACTCTGAACCGAGGGCGAAAAGAAGTTCATGGTCAGCGCGTTGATGGCCGCTCTCTACGTGTTTGATCTTGTCAGCGGACACGCCAAGACGGCTTGCGAACGCTGCCCGCGACAGGCCAAGATCCTGCCTTATTTTGGCAAAATTTGCCGATAGATCAGTCATTTAGCGCCCAATGTGTTCGTAATCAGGAAATAATTTCCCATTCACACTTGCATGGATTGGAAATATTTGCCAGATTAACTTTGCAAGATACAACGCAACGAGCATTGCGAGGAAAATATGGCACTAAAAAATAAAATGTTCCAGCCCGGAGCGATCCTGCATGAGGTGATTGACGGGTCATTTCGCTCTATGGGCACCACTTTTGAGGCCTGGTGCCGCGAAAATGATGTGCATTCCAGCACAGCGCGCAACGCCACCTATGGTCAGTCCTCCGGCGTGCGTGGCGAGGAACTCCGTGAGCGGATCATTGATGCCGCAGGCCGCGACACCGTGAAAGCCGCTTATACCAAGCGCATGGTTATGGAGGCCTCCCGCTTAAAAAGTTCCTGCCCCACTATGGAGAGCGGGGCGGCAGCGTAAGCGAGGAATGGCTGAAAGGGCTGTGTGACAGGCACATGATCAGCGGCAAGGAACTGGGAGAGATCCTGTGGGCCTATGCCGACTACATGGAGCAACAGTCCCCCGAAGCCGTCAACGAGATCGAGGCAGCCCGCCGCATCGGGCTGAATATCCAAGAGATCCTTGAGGAATAGGTATGACCCCCAACCATAAACAATTTGAGGCAGCACAGCGTGAATTCGCAGAGCAGGCGCTGGCAGGGCTGACCGACACGGCCAAGGTGCACTTTGCCGTGAAGGTCATGACCGACACCACGGACCCGCAAGCCGCAGCAGCGCTGAAATTTGCAGCCAAGCGCGCAGAAGAACAGGCCAGCATCCTGATGCGTGAAGCCTTTGAACGGGAGCGCGCATGATGGATGAGCGGTTTCTGGATCAGGCAGAACGGGCCGTTGAGGCCGAGCGCGCACAGGCGGTGCAGCGCGTGACCAGCGCAGTTGCAGGGACAGGCCGCAAGGCCTGCCTGGACTGCGGGGATGAGATCGAACCCAAGCGGCGCGCAGCCGCACCCTTTGCGGTGCGCTGTGTGGCCTGCCAGCAGATTGCAGAAAGAGCGGTGTAATCCATGGGTCAGGCACTTCACCAATTTGAGCTGATTGAGGGAGGGTCCTTTGACGCGCCAGTCGTCGTGTCAAAGGACCTGGCAAAGGACCCTCAAAGGACCCACGAAAAGTGGGTCGCATCCGATGCTTTGGCACAGCTTGCCGGTATCGCCGAACGAGTAGCCCGGAAAGCGATTTCCAAACGCACCTGGCGCGGTTGCGAACTGGTGGTGCGTGAGGAGATCACCGGACGCGGGCGCGGCGGCAAGACGCTCCAGGTACATGTGGACAGCCTGCCGGCCGATCTGCGCGAGGCCTGGTATCTGGAGCGCGGCATTGTCCTGCACGAAAAGCCCGATGCAGAAACCGGCCAACAGGTGCTGGTGCCTGAGCAGGCGTATCAGAATGACGCCAAATTTGAGGCCGATCTGGAATTGGCGCGCTGGCGGCACGAGGTGATCCGCCCTCTGTTGATCCTTGAAAAGCAGTCGGCAGAACGCGCCGCGCTGATCGGGGAACTGGCAGCCGTGCCGCGCCTATTCCCGAATGGCAACCGCAAGGCTGTCACCAAACAGACGCTTTATAACTGGCTGAATGCCTTTGAGGCAGAAGGGCTGACGGGTCTGATCCGTAAAAAGCGCACCGATACCGGAGCCAAGCGCCAGAAAATCACGCGGGCATGGGATGCGTTTTTTGCCATGCACATTGATGCAAACACCCAAGCCCAGGTCAGCGACGAATTGACTACATATATAAGGTCACTTTGGGCATCGGGCGAACGCGGCTGGCGGTCGATTTCTGAGAAATCCACCACCCGGCTGATTGAGCTGTCGCGGGATCTGCGCGTGGTCGCCTTTGATGCGCTAGACCTGGGCCGCTGTGGCGACACGGCCAAGGCCGCAACGCAGTTTGGCGTTTGCTATGTGAACCGGCGCAAAGTCGAAGGCGAGCGAGACTATCGGATTATCGCGGTCAGGGACAAGGATAACGCGGTATTCCAGGACAAATACATGCCGTCGATCCGGCGCGATTACTCGGATCTGCTGCCACGCCAGATCGTGGTGGGCGACGTGCACCCGGTGGACATCATGATGCGCCGCCCGGATGGCACCGTGGTCTATCCCAAGGCCATCGCCTGGTATGACGTGGCCACCAACGAGATCCACATGACCTTTGTTCTACTGGATCAGGGGGAAGGCATCCGCCGTGAACACGTTGCTATGAGCTTTCAGGCGATGGTTGAGGAATGGGGCCTGCCGCAGATGCTCTATCTCGACAACGGCGGCGAGTATTCCTGGGATGCCATGATTGGCGGCTTCACCCAGCTTTCCCGCCTGACCCAAGGCAGCATGAAGGTCTATGACCTGGACGGCAGCCCGGATGTTGCAAAGCGGGTGGCCAGCGGGCGCGAGGCGATTGCCCGCTCCCGCCCTTATAACGCGAAAGGCAAGCCCGGCATTGAGGGCGCGTTTGGCAACATCGAACAGGTGTTCTTTGCCACCATCCCTGGCTGGACTGCTGGGGATCGGATGAACAAGAAAACCCATGCCAAGGGCAAAGATCCTATCGCGTTCCAGGGGGACGCCAATGACTTCCTGAACACCGCAGGCGAGGCCCTGGAGTGGTATCACAAACGCCCGCAGTATGGGCGGTTGAACGGCGCAAGGCGGTGCTCTGGCCAGCGGCTCCGGCACGGTCTTTGCCAACGGCAGGGATCTGGGGCGCATCGGCGATCCTGTGGATTGCGGATCTGCCGTCGCACGCGGCGCATCAACTGTGTTTGCGGGAGGGTAACCCATGAGCTTTGCAGGCATGGACCGCAAGACAGGACGCCGACTTACCGGCATCGCGCATCTGCGCCAGTCGATTGAAATGATCCTGACCACGCCCATCGGCAGCCGGGTGATGCGCCGGGACTTTGGGTCGCGCCTGCCCGATCTGGTGGACAAGAACATCACGCAATCCCTGCGGATGCAGATGTTTGCGGCCACGGTCGAAGCCCTGCGCAAGTGGGAGCCGCGTCTTGAGGTGCAGCGGGTCTTTGTTGAACCCAGCGCTGATGAGCACAGCACCGTCAGCCTGGCGATTGAAGGCATTTACCTGCCCAATGGACGTCCGGTCACGTTGGAAGGGATTGAGCTATGAGCTTTACCCCGATTGATCTTGACCGCCTGCCGCCGCCCGAATTCATTGACCAGCCCGACTTTGCGGACATTCTGGCCGCCCGCAAAACGCGTCTGCTGGAAGTCGCCAAAGACCTGGGCGCGAGCGAGGCCGAACTGGCCGAGGCTGCGGCGGCGCTGGAGTTGGAAAGCGAGCCGCTTGTGCAGATCCTTCAGGAGGATAGCTACCGCGAAGTTGGCTTGCGCGCCGAGGTGCAGGATGCGGGCATGGAACGGCTGTTGGCCTTTGCCAGCGATGGAAACCTTGACCATATCGCAGTGGAGTTTGGGGTTGAACGTGCCGTTGTCATCCCTGCGGACCCAAGCGCAAACCCACCTGTCCAAGAGGTCCAGGAGAGTGATGCACGCCTGCGCCGCCGCACCCAGCTTGCGCCGGAGAGCTACACCACATGCGGCACCGAAGGCATGCTCATTTATTGGGCGCTCAACGCTTCGCCGCTTGTGAAATCCGTGAAGCCGGTCAGCCCTGCACCGGCCCAGGTGATCCTCACTATCCTTTCCACCGAGGGTGATGGCACAGCCTCGCAGGAGCTGATTGATACGGTTCTGCGGGAAGTCGAGCCGCGCAGCCCCCTGGGCACTCAGGTTCTGGTGCAATCCGCTGAAATCCTGACCTACGAAGCGCACGCAATGATCACGGTCTTTGACGGGCCGGATGCCGAGGTGCTGCGCGAAGCGTCCGAAGAGGACTTGCGCGCCTTCACCGAGGAGCGCCACCAGCTTGGCCATGACATCACGATTGCGGGCCTGCACGGCGCTATCTGGCAAGCCAATCTGCACAACATCAGCCTGGGCGATTTCGCCGCTGATCTGATTGTTGAGCCGCACCAGGCCGCATACTGCACCGGACTTTCGGTCACGATTGGGGGCCGCGATGTCTGATATTCAATCGCTCCAGCCCGAACGCACCGGCTTGCTTATGCGGGCGCTTGAGATCGTGCTTACTGAGCGCAAAGTAGGTTTTGGCGAGATCATCCGTGCGCTGGGTGACCCTGACACATACCCGGAACATCTTTTGCACTGGCCTGCCTGGGAACGTTCCGTTGAGGTCTGGGATCATAGCTGGCCTGCCGATGTAAAGCGCGCCGTCATCAAGAGATCCATTGCGGTGCACCGCTGGAAGGGCACCCGGTGGGCTGTTGAGGAAGCCCTGGCCGCCATCGGCTTTGAGGCGGAGATCCGCGAGTGGTTCGAGTTCGGGGGCACGAGGGTGCCCGGCAGCCTGGCACATTTGAGATCGCATTTGATCTTAGCCCGCTCAAAATCACGGCAGAGAACTTTGCCCCAAAGATGAAACAGTTGCGGCAATCGGTCGATGCAACAAAGCCGCTATGGGCACATTACACGACCATTGGGCGTCAATATCACGCCGTGCCAATGGGACTAACACGAGCCACCGCCCTGCACAGCGGAACGCATCTGCGCGTCGGCATCCGTTTTGGCCTGAAGGTCGCGCCGACCCACCGGACCATCGGTGCGGCACTGCACCAGGTCAAGCGCACCGAGATCCGCCCGGCACGGCCCAGCATTGCCGTCGCACCTGCCCATCTCATGCGCGGCACCGCCGCCCACATCACCGCCAAAACCACCATTCAACCGAGGTCAATCTGATGGCGAATTTTTCCGGCACAGTCACCACCGCCGCAGGCGACAACCTGCAAGCCAAGGCCCAGATCGGTCAGCCCCTGGAGTTCACCCGCGTTGCCCTGGGCGACGGCGCGGAACCGGCAGAGATCAAGCCACTGAACGCCCTGGTCAATGAACGGCTATCGCTTGGCATCCAGTCGATGGAGGTTCTGGGCGATGGCACATCACGCATCCGCGCCTTTGTCACCAATCAAGGGCTGGCCGAGGGGTTCTATATCCGCGAGCTGGGCGTGTTTGCCCGCGATCCGGCGACCGGTGATGAACAGCTTTATGGCTACACCCATGCCGCCGATACACCGGATTTCATGCCCGCCGAAGGCGGCGCAACCGTCATTGAACAGACCTTTGATCTGATCACCTTGATCGGCCAGGCCCAGAACGTCACGGCCCAGATCAATGAACTGCTGACCCTCGCCACCAAACAAGACCTGGGTGCGCTGGATCCCCGCCTGTTGCCCGAAGGCGCGCCGACACCGGGGGCCATGCTGCAAGGCGGCCCAGACGGCAGTACCCAATGGGTGCCGCGCTCTGACGCCCTGTCCGACACCGAACACCTCGCCATGATCGCAGGAGCCTGAACCCATGAGCATCATTCCAAGCCGCTTTCTGGCGCATGTCACGCAAGCCGGTGTCGCCATGCCGCCGGTTCCGGCGGATCACACCCGCCATATCGCCACCATTCAGACCAGCAATGACGCGGCATCCGGTGTCATTCTGACCTGCGAAATCGACGCAGGCGGCGAAACCTACAAGGTGACGCCCGCCCAGACCATCACCGAAGGCGACGCCCGCGCCAGCATGGTCGGCCCCGGCACCCTCTTGGCCGGTGACGTGCTGCGCTTTGTTGCCAGCGATGATGCTGCCCTTGATGTCTGGGTCAGCTATCACGACCGCCCGGTGCCAGAGGCGGTGCCCGCATGAGACGCGTTGTCGGACATGACGGCGCGCTGAGCAGCCCGCTGCTGTCGCTTGGCAGCGCAGGTCAGGCCGGGGGCGCTGGCAGCGTCTTTGATCCCGAATATGTGCTGTCCACAGGTCTGCGGTATCGCGGCAGCTATAAGTTCAGACAGGTGCCGGGATCGCCCACCACCAAAAATATTGCTTGGATGGCTCTTGCGCCGACCAGCGAAACGGCCTGCCGGGTGATCACCTTTTCCTACGATCAATCCGGCTACAATTCGGGTGAATATGTCCTCAGTTATGACCTGCAAAACCCGCGTGACCTGACGGACCCGGCCAACTCGACAATCAGCTACATCACCAAGGCTGACTTCTACGCTGTGACGGTCAGCAGTGATACGCGGATGTTGAAGGTCAGTCTGGATGGGCGGTTCATTGTGGACCGGGCGTTGCAGGTCTATGAAATGACGACGCCTTGGGACGTAACCACGCTGGTGCATGTTCCGGCCCGTTCCAGCCCCGGTGGCATGTTGTCGGGTCACGACACAGATGTTTCCCCGGATGGCACCATGGTCATGAAACTGACCAAGGACGGATCAGGCGGTTCCGCCCCGCATTACGTGCACACATGGGCCACACCGGCGTGGGATTTCTCCGGGGTGGATCTGGCGACTGAGGGCAACACGAAGGTGCTCTACGCGGGCAATAGCACGAGCTTTGGTCTGCGATTGCACAACAACAACGTGTTCACCGATGCCGCTCAGACCTTCTATCGCCCGGATGGTGACTGGTCGCAGCCCCCGGACGCGCTTGGGGCCACCCTCTATTTCAGCGGAGCCTCATCTTACACGCTGCTCTACGCGCCGCAGGGGGTGATGTATTCCCACAAGACCGGCGGCGACTACTCCAACCTTTACGTCCATTACTGAAAGGCAAGCTGATGACACAGCCCCTCTATTCCTTGAATGGTGCGCGCCCGGCCTTGCCACCGGCAAAGCTGCGCCTGCCCAGTGGCCGCTGGCGGACAGCCCCCTATACCGAGGCGGATCTGACGGCTGCGGGATATGCGCTGGCCCTGGCCAGGCCCGCCTATGATCCGGCCACTGAGCGGCTGGACTGGCAGAATGGTGATTGGATGGTTGAGCCACTGCCGCCCCGCGATCCGGTCTACCGCCCCCTGACCAAGCTGGAAGCCATGACCCTGTTTCGGCACGTCACCGGCATGGATGACGCGGGCGAGCTGGCCATGCGGGAAGATCCCGCAATCAAGCTGTTGTGGATGAAATGGGAAACCGATGTGCCCCAAAGCATCCACCGCGATAATCCGGTTGTTGAACACTTCCTCAGTGGCCTGATCGCAGCGGATTACGCCACCGCCGAAGACAAAGCCGCAATGCTGGCCGCCTGGCCGACTGAGGGCTGATGTGACCACCACTCCCCACCGCCACCAAACGACCCAGAGCGCAAACGTATTTGCTGCGCAGAAAGGACACTCCAATGCCTGAAGGCTATTTTCACGGGCTAAAGCACGTCTTTGACGATACCGGCACCCGCCCAATCGTCACCAAATCCGATGAAAGCATTTTCATCGCCTGCGAGGCTCCCAACGCGGATGCCGCCAAGTTCCCAATTGGCGAAACCACCCTGATTTCGGGCAGCAATGACACTGCCCTGATCGCCGGACTTGGGAACGGTGACGATGCGCCTAAGTTCATCAAGGGGATCTTTGAACAGGTGGACGCGCGGGTGTTCCTGCACCGCCTGCCCGAAGGGGGTGATGAGGCTGAAACGATCTCCAACACCATTGGTGGCGTTGATGTGGACACCGAGAAACGCCATGGCTTGCAGGCGGGCTTTGATGTCAAACAGCGCTTTGGCATTGATCCGTCGATCTTCATTGCGCCTGGTGTGTCCCAGCATCAGGCCGTGGCAACCGAGCTGGCATCTGTATCCAAAAAACTGGCGGCTGTCTTTGCACTGGACGGGCCGAACGGAAAGATCCAAGACGCGATCACCTTTCGTGGTAATTTTGATGAGCCACATGGCATGCTGGTCGATCCCTATGTGTCGGTATGGGACACAGATACCGATCAAGCTGTGACGGAACCCAGTTCTGCGCGCGTGGCAGGCATCATCGCAGCCACGCCCTGGTGGCAAAGCGCATCCAGCCGCAAGATGTACGGTATCCAGGGGCCTGCTAAGGACATTGATTACCGTGGCGGTGACGGCACCAGCCGGGCTGAACTGCTGAACCAGAACCATGTTGCAACCGTCGTGCGCCATCCCAAGGGCGGCTATAAACTCCTGGGCGGGCGGGGCCTGGGCACCGATCCCAAATTTGTATTCTTCAAGCGCGCCCGCGTCATGAATGTCTTTGCCCGCACCATTCTCGATCAGATGCAATGGGCGGTCGATAGGAACATGACCCGCCGGTACTTCGAGAGCGTTGTGGACAGCATGAACAAGTGGATCCGCCATGAGGTTGAGCTGGAGCACATCGCAGGCGGGCGCTGCTGGATAAATCCCGATCTCAACACGCCTGAGAGCATGGAAAGCGGTGCGGCTTACTTCGACTACGACTTTGTTGAGTACGGCGAGGCCGAGCGCATCACTTTCACCGCCCACATCAACAACGGCTACCTGGCCAACATCCTGCCGGTCTAACCCCGATCTGAGGAGATACACACATGATCCCTGAAATCTTCATTGATGTTGACCTCTACTCTGAGGATGACAGCTTTATCGGCGTCTGCGAAACCCTGACGCCGCCCAAGTTCATGCCCAAGGTGCATGAGCTGCTCGGCTCCAACATGCTCTGGTCCGCGCGCGTCAAGAATTTCCGGTTCGAGGAGCCGGAAATTGAATTCGAGATGCTGAACAAGACGCCGGAGTTCCTGCGCTATGTGGACATCCGGCCCGGTGAAACCCGGTTGTTCACCGCCAAATGCGCCACTTCGGATGATGACGGTACCCTGCATTCCTGGGTGCATAAATACGAGGTGAGCTTTGGCGGGCCGGACTTTGGCGGCTTCAAGCCAGGTGATCCCAGCAAAACCAAGGCAAAGGGCGACATCGTGTACTGCGAGATCCTGCGCGACGGCGTGCAGGAATTCGAAGTGCACCGTGGGCCGCCTGCCAAACTCATTGTCGGGGGTGTCGATCTCCTGGCCGATCTTAATGCCGCAATGGGCCGCAGCTAGGCCCAATACTTGGAAGGAAACAGGCACATGAACATTGAACGCACCAAGACATTCGAGTTGAAATTTCCGATCACCCACAAGGGGGAGGAAATCAAGTCGCTCACCCTTCGTCGCGCCAAGATGTCAGACGTCAAAAAGATCACATCGGCAAAGGAGGAGGATATGTTTGATGCCATTTTGCAGGCGATTGCGGACCTTGCGGGTAAACCGCTTGAATTGATGGATGAAATCGACCCCGAAGATTACAAGCCGATGCTGGATTGGGGGCAGGAAATGCTGGGAAAGTTCAGCGCAAATTAGGCGACCCTAACGGGCGCGGCATTCGTGCCGCGCGCCTGCTCATGTCGCGGGCGTTCCATTGGCAGCCCAGTGAAATGGACGCAATGGACGCCATCGACTTCCTAGAAGATGTGGAGCTTGCGCAAGAGCTTCTGAAATCTCAATAAATGAACCGGTGAGCCGCATATGACCCGAGGCCTTGACGTATCAGTCTTTGTGAAAATGGCGGCAGATCTCGCCAAACCGCTGAAAGATGCGGAGGGCAAGATCAAGGCCTCCACCGACCGCATGCGCAAGAGCATGTCACTTTCGCTCAAGCTGGGCGGTGCGGGAGTCGTGGCCACTGGCCTGAAGATGGCCACCAGCAAGATTATTGGCGATTTCACCCAACGCTCAAAGGAGATCCAGCGGGCATCCGGTGACCTGCGCGCCCTAGGCATGAAGGATATTCAGGCCGTGGTCCGCGAAGGGCGGCGGCTGCAAAACACCTATGTTGGCCTCACAACCGAGGCCTTTGTGCGGGCGGCCTATGACATCCGTTCCGGCGTCAGCTCTCTCACCGATGAAGGCGTGGCTGCCATGACCGCATCGGCGCTGACCGTGGCCAAGGCCACCAAAGGCGTGCCCGAAAGCATGACATCGCTGTTTGCGACCTCATACGGGATCTTCAAAAAGCAGTTTGCCGAGATGTCGGATGCCGATTGGGGCGACATGTTCGGCGCGGCGCTGGCCAAATCCGTACAGCAGTTCAAGACGGACGGTGCGAAGATGCAGCAGGCTATTGAAAGCGCCGGAGCTGGTGCCACCAACCTCGGCATGAAGATGACCGAGCAAATGGCACTGCTGGGCATGATGCAGCAGCAAATGCAGGCCGGTGAAGCGGGCACAGCGCTCAAGGCGTTTTCTGCCAACTCGGCTAAGGCGCACGCGGCCTTTGAGAAGTTATCAAAGTCCACCAAGAACCGCATCCAGGTGCGCATCCTGGATGCAAACGGTCAGATGCGCGATATGCCTGCTATCTTGTCCGATCTGCAAAAGCGTTATGGCGAAACGCTGGATGCCTTTGAAGCTGCTGAGATTGGCAAGGCCTTTGGCACAGAAGAAGCGATGAAGCTGATCAACGCGCTCTACGGGCAGGAAGGTGCCGTGCGTGCCAATGTGCTGGCGCTGGATGAGGCTGCGACGAAAGGAGCGGCATTCACCGAAGCAATGGCAGGGAATGTGGACGCCTATAGTGGGTCGAAATGGGAACTGTTCCGTCAGCAAATCCAGTCAATTAAAGAAGAAGTCGGCGAGGGCCTCTTGCCTGCGATGGATGCACTGGCAGTCCCCATGACCAATATCGCCAAGGCGGTGGGTGGTTTCATACAGCGCAATCCCCAACTAGTTGCTGGTTTCAGCGCAGTAGTTCTCGGCCTTTTTAGCGTAGCATCCATTGCAGCACCTGTGCTGTTCGCTGCGTCCTCGCTGGTGACCACCTTTGCGGCCTTGCGGCACGGTAGCCTGCTTATGGGCGTGGCGTTGAAAGGAACGGGCACGAAAACCGGCCTGCTGGCCAGGGGCATCAAGGTGCTGACTGGCGCATTCGGGTTCCTGAAAATCGCCGCCATGGGCTTGGGCCGTGCGCTGCTGGCCAATCCCATCGGTCTGGCCGTGGCTGCCATCGCGGGCGGCGCTTACCTGATCTATCGTAATTGGGAGCCGATCAAGGCATTCTTTCAGCGTCTGTGGGCCGGGGTGCGGGCGTTCACGGCCAATGGCTGGGAAAACATCAAGTCGATCTTTTTCAACTATACCCCGCACGGGTTGATCATCACCCATTGGGACGGCATCACGGCCTGGTTCAATGGCCTATGGGATAATATCGGATCAGGGGCCGCAAAGGGCTGGGAGGCTATCAAAACCGGGTTCTTTAAATACCATCCGGCGGGGCTGATCTATACCCATTGGGAAGATGTAGCCTCTTGGTTTGGCAATCTCTGGGAAGGTGTCAAAACCACTTTTACCACCAAATGGGCGGAAATCCGGGATGCGCTGGACATCAGCGATTGGTTTGATTTCTCCTGGGCCGACGTGCTGCCGGATTGGGATTGGAGCGCCATCATCCCGGAGCTGCCAGATCTCAAGGGCATGTTCACCGATGCGGGCGAAACCATTGATGTGCGCCTGGAGAACCGTGCCTCCAATATGGTGGGCCGCGAATGGCAGGAAGGACTGGACCTGATCGCCCAGTACCGGCAAGGTCTGATCGGCATCGAGGAGTTGCGCACGCGGCTTGAGGCCAAGGTGGCCAGCGAAAATGGCGCGATGTTCAACAGTTTTGAGGTGAACCGCGCCGAGGATATGCTGGCGCTGCTGCAAGAGATGGATGCCACCCCGGCAGAGCTGCCTGAGATCAAGAACCCTGAAACGCTGGTGGAAGCGGCCCGCGCAGCCGAGGAGCTAACCCAGCAATTCCCGGCCCTGACCGCCGCCGCACAGGAAACGCAAACCGCCGTCGCCGCGTCCATAGCCCAGATCATCGCTGACTTGCAGGCTACCAGTCTGGCAAGCGAGGGGCAGCGCCTGATGCAGTCCTTGGCCGAGGGCATCCGGTCGCAAATCGCGCAGGTCACCAGGGCAACAGAGGAAGTCACCGCAGCCATCCGCACCGCTCTGCCCAAGTCTGCGCATCTGCAACTGGCTGTCTCTGGTGGTGCGGCTCGCCAGCCACAGCCCCCTGGTGTTCAAGCCAGGGCGCGCGGTGGCAACTATAGCCCTGGTTGGCTACTGACCGGCGAGGAAGGCCCTGAGCTGCGCTATGCCGACAAGGGCGGTTTCATCGCCCATAACCGTGCGCTGCGGGGGATGCTGGACATGGCCGGTCGCGCACGCAGCTTGATGGGTGGCCTCAACCTTGGCGGCTTGGCCAAAGGCTTCAATCTGGACGGCATTGCCAAAGGCGGCATTGGGGCAATCGGCGCTGGTGCATTCGCCACCGCCGCAGCCGCCGGGCCGCAGGCGGGCGAGCTGGATTTTCAGCGCATTTCCCAGCAAATGAACGGCCTTGGAAAACAGGTCACTGTCACCATGAACCCCAGCTATACGATCCCGATCACCGGTGACGTATCGCCGGATACAGAAACGCGCCTACGCCAGCTCCTGGAAGACCATACCCGCGAAGCCCGCCAAAGCCTGGAGAGCCTGTTCGATGATTGACGTTGTGATGATCCTCGGCGGATTTGAGTTCAAGATCAGCACTGCCCAGTTTCAGACACTGGAACGCCGCCACGATCAGAACAAGGCTGTTTTGAAGCGGGTTGGCAGTAAATCCGCAACCCAGCACCTGGGCACAAATGTTGGCACCGTTAAGATGAATGGCACCGTCCTGCCACACTGGAATGGCGGCTGGGGTCAGATGGACCGGCTGCGTGCCATGGCGGACAGCGGCGATGCGCACGAATTGGTTGACGGGTTCGGCCAGAGCTGGGGCCGCTGGGAGATCGCCAGTGTAGTGGAAACCGGCTCCGAATATTTCAATGGTGCACCGCTCAAGATTGAATTCGGGGTGACCTTGCAGGAATACGGCGGCGACGGTGGGCGCGGCGTGGATCTCCTGTCCCTAGGCCTGTCCATCGCTTCGAGGCTTTTTTGATGTGCCTTACCGCTTCGCTACTTGAGGGCCTGCTATGAAATACCGGACTGAAAAGGGCGATGTGCTGGACGCCATCTGCGCGGCCCACTACGGCGCAAACGGGTTTGACCTGCAAAAGGTGCTGGCCGCAAATATGGGCCTGGCCGCCCTGGGGCCAGTCTTTCCCAGGGGGATCATGATTGAGCTGCCAGAAGATGCCCGGATTGATCCCAAGCCCCAGATGATCCGGCTGGTGGATTGAGCATGACGCCCACCTTTGAAATCCTCATGGACGGGATCGACATCACTGGCAGAATCAAGAAACGGGTACTGAGCATCACGGTCAACGATGAAGCCGGGTCAAAGTCCGACACCGTGCGCATTGAGCTGGATGACCGGGGTAACAGCATTGTGGAGCCGCCTGATGGCACTCTTATATTGGTGGCCATAGGCTATGAGGAGTTCTTCCCGGTGCCGATGGGCGTCTTTGTCCTGGACAAGGTGGAATATGAGATCGCCCCGGATCGCATGATCATCCACGGCAAGGCCGCGCATTTCGGCAGCTCACTCAAGGATCAGAAAACCCGGAACTGGGACGGCAAAACCAACGGGGAGATCGTGGCCGAAATCGCCGCCGAGCATAAGCTGGAACCCAAAGTGGCCGAGCGGCTCAAGGGCATTAAGCACGAGTATCTGGCCCAGAGAGCGGAAAGCGACATCAATTTTCTGGCCCGGATCGGCCAGGAACATGACGCCATCGTGTCGGTCAAAGAGGGTGGCTTGCTGTTCATCGGCAAGGGAGAGGGCAAATCCGCCAGCGGCACGGTCCTGCCGCAAACCTGGGTGTTCAAGTCCCAACTGATGCCCGGCTCCCGCGTCAGCAAGGACAAGGCCACCGCATACAAGAGTGTGAAAGCCATCTGGCACGATAAGAAGGTGGGGGAGAAAAAGACCGTGACCGAGGGCGAGGGTTCACCCGCCTATGAGATGACCCATCCCTATAGAACGGAAGAAGCCGCCCAGCGGGCGGCTAAATCCAAACTTGATGAACAGGCCCGTGCCGGGCACTCAATCAGCCTCACTCTGGTTGGCAATCCGATCCTACGGGCCGAGGGTCAGGCCCTGGTTGTCGGACTGCGCCCCAGCATCCCACCGCTCTGGTCGATCACCGGAGTGACCCACCGACTGGGCAGCGGCGGTTACACCACCCAGATCCGGGGTGAACTGCCAAAGAACGAGGGATGAACTGACCGGGGCGCGTTCAAATTTTAAATGCGCCCCAGTCAAAAAATTTTCGGGCCGGTCCACCGAGCAGCCGCTTGGGGGCTGTTTTTTAATCTGGGAACTGGGCCAGGCACCTCTAGGACAGGATCGTCAGCTGATCCACATCCGCGTCGATATCATGACAGGCCGCCAGCAACCTCTCCTGTAGATGCGCGGTGACATAGTTGCCATGAAACCGGCTTGGTGCGCGCAGGATCAACCGGCCCCCTGCCCTGCTCTCTCGCGTGAGCGCCTGTATCCATGCCGAATAGGTGGCGGGGTCCTCCTGATGCAGAACGGCCTTTGCCAGGCTCCACTCGCTGCCATCGCTGATATCTGGGGCCGGTGCCGCTGTCCCTGTCATCAGAGGGACAACGTTTTTCTCAGGCGTGTCGCTGCCACGCATCCGGTGATCAAAATCTGGACCAACCGCGACCCAACATCCGCGCGTATCCTCAAGGATGCACTCCAGATCGAAACCATATTCGGTAACGCGGCCCCGCGCGCCCTGCCGTTTGACCACAAGCCAGCCGATTGCCCGCAACTTGGCCATCTCCCGTTTGACCGTGCGTTCATCGACTGACCACATCCGGGCAATCTCACGCTGCCCTACGGCCAACTCATTGCGTTGCCAATTATAGCGCGCAGTCATCAGCGTCATGAAGCGCAGAACGAGACGCTGGGCCCCCTTCTCCAGCGAGAGGGCATAGGTCCCCAACGCCGTGAGGATATCATATTTCAATGCCGCGGCCTGTCGCCCGACGGGTTTACTGGCAAGCATGGCTGCCCTCATATCTCCACCCGATGTCGGATGGCTGCCTCTGTCGTCTCATGTTTGCCATGAGATCCTGTTGATTTTGGTCAGGGTTCACGCGGTGTCGCTAACGGCGATCTTCGGTGAAGTTCGACCCGAACTCAACGTTTTTGAGTTGGTGTACCTGATTTGCGTCCAGAGATGCGATTCTGTCAAGAGCGCTGTTGTTTGCGTCTCGATCCCATTCCCATTTTTGAATCAAAAATTGGTATTCATGGTATTGGGTGACATCTAGGGCGTCCCCTATTGAGGCGAAAATGTCACCCAATATGCAGCGGTGGTCAATATAGCGTCCCCCTATATAGGCGAGGGGAACCCCATTTTTTCGCCGCTACTCTGCAAACACCACCGAATCGCGCAGGCCCTAGAAAACAAGGGGTTTACCTATCTCTCATCGCACGTGGTCCCCGCGGGGACAGGACGCTCATTCCGACGATAATAGGTTTTGCGTTTTTTGCAAATTCGGCGTAAACGGGTTTTCAGGTAGGAAAAGCGTCCGCTTGATCAATAAGGGCGCACTACAGAGAATGAGGAGCAGAGATGTTTACCCATCAAGACCTGGCAGACATGCAGGCACAATCGCTGAAAATGCAGAGTTGGATCCGACAGCAGACCTTCTCTCCCAAAATGGAAAAGACGCTGCGGCGGTTCTCCAGCTGGGAGGTGGCCGAGCTGATCTTTAAGGTGAACCAGTCTACTTTGCGCGGCCGTCTGGCAGCGGATCCCAGCTTGCCGCAGGGCCATGTGGAAGAAGACGGTCGCCAGCGTTGGTATTCGCTGGAGGAAATCAATGAGCTGCGCCGCCGCCTGAAAGTAAATCGCAAATCGCTGATGCCCGAACGTCCAGCCGGAAAGCGGGCGCTGCGAGTCGCGATTTCCAACTTCAAGGGGGGCGCTGGCAAATCCACCGTAGCGCTGCATTTCGCTCATGCCGCTGCCTTGGATGGTTATCGTGTGCTCTGTGTTGATTTCGATCCGCAGGCGACACTCTCCCATTCCATGGGGCTCAGTGATGTGACCGAAGACTATACTGTCTGGGGCATCATGGCGCGCGATCTGGTGCGCGAGACCGAGCGCATGAACGCCAGCACCCGTGGCGCCGAGTCCGGGGCCGCCCTGCCCAAGCGGCGCCTGCCGGAGGCAATCACCGGCATGGGCCTCCAGGATCTGCGGATCAGCGACTTCGTCAAACCGACCAGCTGGCCCACGATTGACGTGATCCCCAGCTGCGCCAATGCGGCCTTTGTGGAATTTGCCTCTGCCCAGTATCGGCACCTCAATCCTGAGTGGTCCTTTTTTGCGGCGGTGTCGCGCTACCTCGATCAGCTGCCGTCGGACGATTATGACATGATGATCTTCGACTGCCCGCCGGCGATTGGCTACCAGTCGATGAATGCGGTTTTCGCAGCAGACATGCTCTATATTCCTTCAGGTCCTGGGTACTGGGAATATGACTCCACGACCTCATTCATTGGTCAGCTCTCAGAGGCGCTGGAGGATCTCTCTGCATTTAATGGCATAGTCCCCGCGGGGACGTTCAGCCTGCCTAAGGTGTTTCAGGAAGTGCGCTTCCTGCTGACCCGGTATGAATCCGGGAATGATCTGCATCGGGCGATGCGCGACGCTTTTGTGAAGGTGTTTGGCGACCGGATGACGGAGCATCCGATCGAGATGACCCGCGCTGTAGAACAATCCGGGCGCTTCCTCAGCTCAATCTATGAGATCGATTATCGGGATATGACGCGGGAGACCTGGCGGCGGGCGCGCGCCTCGTTTGATCAGGCCTATATGGAGTTCAAGGATAACGCCCTGACCGCATGGGCCCAGTTGGAGGATGAGGCATGAGCAAACGCAGAATGTTCGACATCGATTTTCCGTCGGAGCCAACCGTCGCAAAACCGGAGGCCCCCTCCCCTGCCCCATCGGATCCGCACCCAGCAATCGGGGCACCGGAAACCAAATCCGCCTTCCGCACAGGCGAGGCCCGGCGCGGGCCGATGGCCACTGCGATTAGCGAAAACGCCGACGCGTTGCGGACGCGGGCCGAGGTGGAACAGAATATCCGCGCCGAAAATGACCGGCTTGCGCATGAGTTCGTGCGGCTCAAGACGCTTGGCCTTGTGGTTGACCGGATCCCGCTGGATCAGATTTCCACCAGCAAGCTGATCCGCGACCGCGCCGTTAATCGGGATCCCGAGCTGGAGGAGTTGAAAGAGTCTATTCGTGATCTTGGCCTCTCCAACCCGATCCGGGTGGAAGAAGACGGCGATGGGTATCAGCTGGTTCAGGGTTTTCGCCGTCTGTCAGCCTATCGCGCGCTTTATGAGGAGACCGGTGATGAGCAGTTCAGGCTGATCCCGGCGGGCCTGGTTGCGCGGGGAGAGACGCTGCAAGGTCTCTACCGCCGCATGGTGGACGAAAACCTAGTGCGGCGGGACATCTCTTTTTCCGAAATGGCACAACTGGCGCTGTCTTACGCACAGGATCCAGAGACGGGTTCAGACTCTGTAGAAGAGTCTGTTGCGTTGCTTTATGCCTCTGCGGGGCGGCAGAAACGCAGCTATATTCGTCACTTCGCCGAACTGCTGGAGATGATTGGCGCGGAGCTGTCTTTTGCGGAAGCGATCCCGAGGGCGCTGGGACTGGACCTGAAGAAGCATCTTGTGGACACCCCATCCGCCTTGGCCGCTCTGCGGCAGCGACTGCGCGAGCGCAGTTTCTCGAGCGCCGAGGAAGAGCTGTCTGTGCTGCGCCAGGCGCTGAAGACACCCGCCTCCAATGTGAAGGAAACGACCAGCAGTCAGCGGGCCGGTATGGCTAAGACAACGCTGCGCTGTACCGTCCCTGCGGGGACAGTGCGCTGTCTTGCGCGTGATGGGCGTATCGAAATGGCGATGGAGCGTGATTTCTCAGCGGTTGATCAGCGCCGCCTGGAGACAGCGATCAGCGCGTTTTTCGACGCTTTGGATGGTGAGGATAGTTAA